AACTTCTGGTAGATTTACAAGAGATCTACAAAATATATTAGTGGGAGTCTTAAAAGATATTTGTATTCCACCTGTTGTACCACCTGTTATTACAACTTTGCCACCTGTTTTACCACCTGTTGTTACTACTGTACCACCTGTTATTACTACTGTACCACCTGTTTTACCACCTGTTGTTACTACTGTGCCACCTGTTTTACCACCTGTTGTTACTACTGTACCACCTGTTGTTACAACTTTACCACCTGTTGTTACTACTGTTTCTCCTGTTATAACTACTTTGGCTCCGAATCCTGTTACAGATGCAACTTTAGTCGCTCCAAGTTTACCTGTTAATTGTAAATTATTTAATTTTAATTCTATAGTTCCATATAATCAACAGAATATAGTCGCTGAGGTCAATCCTAACAATATCGCACAAGACAATACTTATATTACTCTAGGTCTGATTAAGAATATTGGAGGTTCGCGAATAGCAATGTCGCAAACTTTCCAATATGGTCGTGTTGATGCGACGATTAAAGCTTCAAAAGGATTAAATGTTGTTACAGGATTTTATATTGAAGCGGATACTGGAGATATAGTTAATTTGAATATTATACAGAATCAGGACAATAAGAATTCAATAATAGAAACAAATTTCTTTTACAATGGAAATTATATATATAATGCTAATGCGCAATATCACGAAACTTCTATAGTTTTGTCTGATACATTTAACACGTATAGTATTGTTTGGTTTCCAACATATTATGAATGGAGATTAAATGATATTCTATTACGAACTCTGAATATGAATGATACAGATACATTCCCAAATTCACCAAGCAGAGTAAAGTTAAGTATTTGGGAAGGACCTACTTCTACATGGGCTGGAACTGGTATACAATGGATACAAGGACCGTTTAGTTCCGTTTTATCTTCTTTAAGTGTTAATTGTAATCAAGCTACAAATTATTCAGATACAGTAAAAAATAGTAATTCGACAGATCGGGAAATCTCGAACAGTGCAGTAATAATGAAGTTGACATTTAGTATATATATGATTTTTGTGTCTTTTATAATTTTTATGGGCTAAATTATTTAGTGTAAAAGTTAAAATTGAATTTTCAAAAACACTTTCAAATTATATTATAGCTATGCGAAAATATAAAGAAATAAATACGAAACAAGAATATAGTCAAGGTTTCAAGAATATTATAGAATTTGGGGATGTAAAAGAAGATGAGATGTTTGCTATTTTTAAATTTATGGGATTATCCCCTTATACTCTATCAGAAGATTTTCAAGTCAAAAGTAGTAATGGAATGTCATTTGTATTTGTGACTCCTGAATTATCTGGAGTTTATCAGAAATTCAAAGGTGAACATACAGCTAAAAATATAATTAATATTTTAACAACGTGCGATTCTAATATTAATTATACTATATGGATTGATAAAAAAAATTATATTAAAAAAGTGTATGATTTATTTAATTTCCTTCCAAGGATTATAAAGTATATAGACCAAGAAAATATCATAGTGTGGGAGAAAATAACACCTCTAAATTCTTTTCCGTCAGAGAAAATAAAAGATATTATAGAACAAAATATACTCAAATTTTTATGGGATATTGGTAAGGCACTTAGCGGTTTGCATTACAATGGGATTTATCATAAAGATGCTAGAGTTGATAATATTGGAATAAAAGACGGAAATTTTGTTCTTTTTGATTTCGATTTCTCTAAAAAAATCAGTTCCGAAGACTCTTCCTGGTTCACACATATGACGAAAGATTATAGTGACTTTATAACGTCAATAAAATTTAATTTAAATGAAGATGAGAATCCAAATAGATTTAATAATATATCAAAATTTATACCGGATATAAATTCATACACATTTTCCTTTATACAAAATAATAAAATATTCGAAAATGTGCAAAGTAGTGTAAATTATGAAATTACATTAGAAGAAATGATAAAAATTATCGAAACTAGAAAAATCGTAATATAAATAAAAAATTTCACTTTTTTAATTTTAAACTGTAAAAAATTATAACTAGAATTGTTAAATTGGATTTGAAACACCTCGATGGAATAAAATGTCGTCGTCGTTTCAAATTTTAGATATTTAAAATAATAATATTTGGTATTTAAATGAACAAAAAAATACCAAATATAAATGCTAGAGATTTTCCAACTATTCTAGGTATTAATCCATATCAAACCGCTTTTGAACTTTTGGAAGTAAAAATTGAAGGCAAACATCCATTTTTCGGAAATAAGTTTACCGATCACGGTAATAAATATGAAAAAACTGCATTAGACACATATGAAAAGGAAACTGGAAATAAAGTGGATTCAACACAGAAAACGCATAAACATTATATTTACGAATGGATAACTGGAAGATATGACGGGTTAACTTCTATAAATATCGAAGACTATTCGGATGAACATCAAGAAGAAACTCAAAATCATAAAAAAAGAAAGCTTGAAGAGTCAGAACTTACTATTATAAATAAAAAAAGAAATAATTCTAGTTCATGTATTATAGAGGTTAAATGTCCTCTCAAAAAAGATAGACAAGAACCTCTAACCAAAGATAATATTCCGGTTTATTATTGGGCACAGTGTCAAGTGTATATGAATTTATTAGATTGTGAGTTCACTCATTATATAGAATTTTACATAGAACCAAATTCAAATATTGAAAATGGAAAATTATATACTTTAACAGTTAATAGAGATAGAAAGTGGTGGAATAACTCATTACCTACTATAATATTATTTTACAATGAGGTAAAAAAATATCACGCTTTGGGCAATCTTGATACACACCCAGTTCGATTATCTGAAAATTCTTGGAAAAAAGAAACATTAAAATTATAATAACTTAAGTATATTTTCCCCACGAAAAATATGAAAATAAAGTTTCTGAAGAGCATTCTTGTATTTTATCCATTTTATTTTCATATTCGTAACAAATAAATTTCCTGTATGAATTATACAGAGAAGCTATTCTTGAAAAGTTAGAATTCCATCCAATGTACAAAGTTGATTGACAATTACAAAGTGTTAATAAATCTGCGAATACTTTGTATAAACCTTCTTTATTAATTTTATCTTTTTCTCCAGAAGTGTGAATAATACATCCTTGGTTATATTTAAAATCTTTGAAGAACTCCTTCGCGATTTCGAAAGTTAATAAACAATCTGAAGATATAAATATACTTTTTTCTAGATCTGTTTCAACCATATTATTTTTAACTTTCGAAAGAGTTTCGGTTATATAATTTCTGTAATATTCTTCGTTTTCTTTATTATATATTTGTTTATCACCGGTTCGTATATGTATTCCTATATTATACTTTGGTATCGTACTAAGTATCTCTGGTGATATAATAAATATTTCTTTAAGGATTTTATTAATAGCGTTTGATAAATCTTGTATATGATCATTTTCAAAAAGATGTTCGCTAAAAGCATTTTCGCGCATATAATGAAATAAGTTTATGTTTGACCACAACATAATATTATCTTCTGACCAGTCTGTAATAATATCTGCTCTTTTAAAATAATCTATAAGTTGATGATTATTCAGATCAAGATATCTGAATCCTATAGAATTAAAATACCAATTGTAATTACGGTTTAAAGTAAAAGCTTCGGAAAGATCTGCATGATCCCATTTTATAAGTAATTGCATATTTAAAAGATTTGCGATACAAATTGAAGATGCAAGTCCTAAAATTCTATCACATAAACCACCACTGCAAAAAGGAAACCAATGAATTAAATATCTTGACATTTTTATAAATTAAAATATATTTTTAAACGGGTTTTATGTTTTATTAAAAATTAAAAATAAAAAATAAAATATTTCCTACAATAAATGGGACGATTTAAAGTCATAAATGAAAGACCCATTACAACTTCAGATAAAGATTGTTTAGATTTAAGTCAATATGTAAAAAATCATCCTATAGTTGTAATGGGAAATAAAAAGTATAAAAGACCTCAAATAGTAAGGTCTCCAAATGGTAAACATATATTCGAAATATATGAAGAAATAGAAGAACCTAAAAATAAGATTTATACTTTACTTGAAATAATTATCAATAAATTGGATTTGTTGAAAAAATAATTATCAAATACACTTTTGTATTTGATAATTATTTTTAAATTATTTTATAAATGTTATTTAAAAATTTGAATAGTATAATAAAATATAAATGTCAAATATAACAGAAGATACTTTCGCGTTTTCCGCAGATATAAGTCAATTAATGTCACTTATTATTAATACTATGTATTCAAATAAAGATATTTTTCTTAGAGAATTGATATCTAACGCGTCTGATTCGTTAGATAAGGTCAGATATTTGTCTTTAACCGATAATACACAATTAGACACAGATAATAATTTAGGAATTAAAATTATCCCGGATAAGAACGATAATACTTTAACAATTTGCGATTCAGGTATTGGTATGACAAAGCAAGAGTTGATTACTAATCTTGGTACTATTGCAAAGTCTGGAACCAAAGCATTTATGGAAGCAGTAACTGCTGGAGCAGATATTTCTATGATTGGTCAATTTGGTATTGGATTTTATAGTGCATATTTAGTCGCTGATAAAGTCGATGTATACTCAAAGCATAATAGCGAAGAAGAACAACATTGTTGGTCCTCGTCTGCTGGGGGTTCATTCACTATAAAAGTTGATACTGAAACCGGTAGATTAAGCAGAGGAACCAGAATTGTTCTTCATTTGAAGGAAGATATGACTGATTATTTACAAGAATATAAGTTAAAGGAATTAGTTAGAAAGCATTCTGAATTTATTGGATTTCCCATTTCTTTATGTGTGCAAAGAAGTAAAGAGGAAGAAGTAACTGACGACGAAGAAGACACCAAGGTTGATGAATCAAAGGTTGAAGATGTCGTAGAAGACGATGATAAGCCAAAGGTTGAGGAAGACGATGATAAGCCAAAGGTTGAAGATGTCACAGAGAAGAAGAAAAAGAAAGTAAAAACTGAATATAACGATTTTGAGGTTTTGAACAAAGAGAAGCCTCTTTGGATGCGAAAGAAGGAAGATGTTACCCGCGAAGAGTATATTTCTTTTTATAAAAATATTGCTAATGACTGGGACGAGTTCTTAGATCATGATCATTTTTCTGTAGAGGGGCAAATAGAATTCAAATCAATTCTATTTATTCCAAAGAGGGCACCATACGATATGTTTGATGGAACTAACAAGAAGAAAACAAATATCAAGTTGTACGTGCGTAGAGTGTTTATCATGGACAGTTGTGAAGACTTGATACCAGAATATCTGTCTTTTATCAAGGGACTTGTTGATAGCGAAGATTTACCTCTAAATATTTCTCGTGAAATTTTACAGCAAAATAAGATTTTGAAGGTTATTAAGAAGAATTTAACTAAGAGATGTATTCAAATGATGACGGATTTATCTGAAGATGTTGATAAATATAAAACATTTTACGACCAATTCTCAAAGAACATTAAACTTGGAATACACGAAGATTCAACAAACACACAAAAACTAACTAAGCTTCTTCGTTATTATAGTTCAAATAATAGAGATGAGATGATTTCTTTGGATACTTACATATCAAAAATGCACGAAGGTCAAAACAATATTTATTATGTAACTGGAGAGAGTAAGGAAGTAGTTCAAAATTCTCCTTTTCTTGAAAAACTGAAGGCAAAGGGATATGACGTCTTATTTATGGTTGATCCACTCGATGAATATATTGTTCAACAAAAGTTTGTAGAATACGAGGGTAAGAAACTTATTTCTGTAACTAAAGAAGGTCTTGAATTGGATTCAACAGAATCTGAGAAACTCCAATTTGAAAAAGATACAAAGGATACTGAGGAACTATGTAGTTTGATAAAGGAAGTATTAAGTGAAAATATAGAAAAGGTTGTAGTTTCTAATCGTTTATCAGATTCACCATGTTGTCTGGTAACAGGACAATTTGGGTGGACTGCTAATATGGAACGTATCATGAAGGCGCAAGCTTTAAGAGCAAATGCTGGAACTGGTACGAGCCCGAAAAAGATAATGGAAGTCAATCCACAACACCCAATTATTAAGTCACTCAGAGATAAAGCTAGAAATGATCGTAACAGTATTAAGGATTTGATTTGGTTACTATATGATACTTCATTGCTTTCTTCAGGATTTACAAATGATGATCCAGTTAAGTTTTCAAATCGTATTCTTCGTCTGATTAGTTTGGGTCTTGATATTGAAGCACCACAAGAGCATGTTTCCGAAATAAAAGTTCAACAATCTTCTACAGAACAAGAAGAATCAACTATGGAAGAGGTAGATTAAAATAAAATTGATAAATTTTTAAACTAATAATTAGTTTAAAAATGATAAGTGAATTTATAATATTTTAGATAGGTCGCAAATCTTATTTATTACACCCAGATTTTTTAGAATGATAAATCTAAAAAAATCTGGGTGTAATAAATGAATACAAAAATAAAATTGATTTAAATAAATATTTGTATAATATTAAAGTACGATCATGGTTTTTAATAAAAAAGGTGGTAAGAAAGGTAAGAAATGTAAGAAGATTCAAAATAATGAAGAAGACCGCAAACTCGTAACTAAAGACGAAGAACAGTTTCAAGAATATGCACAAATTACTAAGGCTTTAGGTAGTGGGCGATTCGAAGTTCAATGTTTTGATTCAAAAATAAGACTTGCCACGATTAGAGGAAATATGCGAAAAAAAGTATGGGTGAAAGTTGGAGATTTAATTTTAGTTTCGTTGCGTGAATATGAAGACTCAAAGTGTGCTATTATATATCTTTATAAACCGAAGGAGGTTAATAAGTTAAAAGCTGAAAAAGAAATACCAGAAAATATAAAGGTTAACGAAGATTTAGTTGACAAAGAAGAAACATCCGATATAGGTTTTGACTTTGTAGACGAAGACGAAGAACTAACAGAAGAAGATATTAAAAATTTAAAAAATAAAGAGGAATTTAAGAAGGAATTTGATTTAAATTTTTCAGCCATTTAAAACTTATTAAATTATTAATTTATAAACAGTATGTTTATAAATTAAATGTTTCATTATATATTTTTAGATGATAATTCTTACAGTATATCAAAACATTTAAGTAAAATATTATTACACCCAGATTTTTTAGAATGATACATCTAAAAAATCTGGACCTAATCATGTTTATGATCGCAAAGATATATTTCATCTAAATTAACTTTTTTAATATCTTCGTGAAAATGTAATATTAGATCCTTAATTCCGTTTTTCAAAATCCAAAGATCATATTTTCCGAAGAAATCTTCCATATCATATTTGACTAGTGTAATAATTTCTTCTTTGGATAGTACTTTAAGTAATTCTTTTTCAATTTTGTAAGTATAACCAGAGTATATTTTAGCCGAAATTTTTATAGATATCATTGTATATTTAAATCCGTTATATTTTTAAATATTGATTGTCAAAAAATTAATATTTTTATTTTTTTAAATTAATTTCTTAATCTATAATAAATGGCAAGATTACGTAAAAAATCATCAAGAAATAGTAGACAAGTTAAAACACCCGTTATGGTTGTATGCAAAGTTAAGAGCAGGCGCAGTCGTAAGAGTAAGCGTTCTGGTCGTAAGAGCAAGCGTAGCAGACGCAGTAATAAACATAAGGAAACTAAAAGTCGCAAGGTAAAACGTAGTCGCAAGAGCAAGCGTTCTGGTCGCAAGAGCAAGCGTTCTGGTCGCAAGAGCAGACGTTCTGGTCGCAAGAGCAAGCGTTCTGGTCGCAAGAGCAGACGTTCTGGTCGTAAGAGCAAGCGTTCTGGTCGTAAGAGCAAGCGTTCTGGTCGTAAGAGCAAGCGTTCTTCTCGCAAGAATGATGGGTGCTCTGACGGAGACGACAACATGTAAATATAATTATTTTATATTTTTTAAACTGATAAGTAGTTTAAAAATATACATAGATTTAATTATAAAGTAAAGATATTCTCAACCCATTCTTCCGCTAATTTATCATATGTTTGTTCTATGGCCCATTCATGCGCCTTTTCTATAAAATGATTTTTTAATCTCGGTCTATCTAATACAAAAAATAATTTTTCAATTAAGTCATTAATATTGTCTTTCACAGGCGATTCACACAATATACCTTTTCCCTTAACAATTTCTGATAACGCAGCATATTTTACAGTCGCAATCAAACATTTCGAAATCATTGCCTCCAAAGCTGTAATACAATACGTTTCTTTGAAATCCGTTGGGTATAACCATACATCGGATTTCAAAAATTCAATTGCCAACTCAGCTTGAGACACTCTATCGTGTAAATAAACGTAATCCAAATTTTTAATAGCTTCATAAGTATTAGAATCTATTAGTTTATTATTCGCAAAGAGGTACAGAGTTGTTTCTTTGTATCGTTCTTTAATTTTTGGTATAATTTGAATTAAATACTTTAATCCTCTTTCCGGACAACTTGAATATATAAACCTATATGGTATTTTCTTAACATCTTTATACAAAAATCTTTCAGAATATATTGCATTCCTGGAAATAATGATATTACTTTCTGGAATATTTAATCTTTTAACTGTGTTTTCCTTTTGCCATTCTGAAATAGCAATTATACCTTTAAATTTTTCTTTATGATACTGCACGCAATTTGATTTTTCATCAATAATTGGTAATACATCATGTATCCACAAATAGACTTTTTTAATATTATTATAATATACAAGATTAGAAGTAAATCTGCTGACAATTAAATAATCAATAACATACTTCAACGCAAATTCAGAAAAATACTTATAATCTATGTACTCTATTTCTTCATATATCCCTTCGTAATTAATATTTTTTTCACTATCTTCAAACGTTCCTATTATAAATACTCTGTATCCTAATTTTAAAAATTCTTTACCAAGGTTCATTGCCATATATTCCGACCCTGAAATTCTTTTATCTCCACGGGGATTCCAACAATATATTATGTCTATTGGTCCGGATGTATGAATTACAATTGTTTTATTATCACTTAATTCAATTGAAGAAATATTCAAATTATTACAAACATTATATTTAATATTTAATAATGGTTGATCATTCGGGTATATTTCTAAAAGTTTCTTTAAAATTAAGACTGCTTTATCTATATTACCTAATACTAAATTGATATCAATATACATATATGGAATATAATAATCATATATATCCATTTCCAAAATAGTACCTGATAAAATAGGCTTTGGATATAGAATAATTCTTGATATTATCTCGTATACTTTTTGTATTTCTCCTTCGTCTCGGTAAATAACTGCAAGTTTATAACTCGCTTCAACTCTATTTTTAAACAAGTTTTGTATGTTAATCAAGTTAGCTTTGAATTTTTTTAAATTATTATTTAGATAATAATCAACACATGAGCTATTATAATAGGCTGAAAATAAAAAATCTTCTCTAACATTATTAAGATTTTTTAGTTTATTATAAAAAATATTTGCTTTGTCATAATTTTCCAAAAATTCATATGTTTTAGATATATAATATATAACTCTTTGGTCTTCAGGATAATCTTCATAATCCATTAATAACATTTCAATATCCTTTTCAAATCGACTAAAAGATCTTTTAGTATGACTTTTACTGTCTTTATCATTTAAAAATATATTAACATTTTTTATAGTTTCTATGTTTTTTTCATATACTTGTATGTCTTCGTGGACTCTGTATTTATATTTCAATTCTTCAGAAGATTTAATAATACGTTTAGAATAATATCCGTCTCTTAAAAAATTATCAACGAATTTTCCAATCTTAATTAAGTAACAAGATTTCTTTCCTTTTTTCAATATTTTCCTTAAATGCTCCCCACCATGTATTACGTAACTATCATCTAATACAATAGTATATTTACATTTTTTTGAAGATAATTCTAATGACTTGTTTCGAGCTTGTGAAAAATCTATAAACTCACCAACATGCAATTCACCTGGTATATCCTTCAGTTCTTCTCGAATAATTTCAGGTGTATTGTCGGAACTACCAGTATCAAGAATAGTCCAATAATCTATAAATTGTTTGTTAACTTTCAAACAGTCTCTTAAAACTTCCCCCGAATTTTTAACTATCATTACAAGTTCTAATATTTTTTCTTTCATTCTTTATTTTAAATTGATAAACTTTTAAACCTTTGAATAATTTTTCAATGATTCTATAAAAATTTTGTTTATAGAATCAATAATTTATGTACATGTGTATTTGTTATTTGTTACATCAAGGTATTCTGTATCACAACAACTAAATTGACTATTGATACCTGGTTCATAAATTCTATTAATTGATTCATCTAAGTGAGCTGTATTTGTTCCTGCGCTATAACAACAAAAACTATTAGGCCCACATATAGTTCCATAACCACAATGGTAATTCTGTAGAGCGGAAAGACCATCGCACTGTTGAGTTCCGTCATCTATTACATAG